AAACCGATTACAAGAATACCAGCTACAGTACCTATTATCCAAAGAGGAATCCTTCCAGTAGTATCGGCCATTTACCCCACTTCCCTCCAGATTTCATCAAGTGGTCATGCTAGAGACATAAACAGTCATGGATAATTAAATTATGAGATCCTTCCGAATGAGCTAAGAGAATCTTATTTATTCTCTTTCGTTTTCTTAATTGAAGAAATAATTGGAAAATAAAACAGCAAGTACAAAAATGAGTAATAACCCCCAGTAGAGACTGGTACGATTCAATTCAACATTTTGTTCGTTCGGGTTTGATTGTGTCGTAGCTCTATAATTCGGATTAAGTTTATCGTTGGATGAACTGCATTGCTGATATTGATCCCAAAAAAAAGACGGTAGGTACAGCTAGGCCGTGAACAGCCAACCATCGTACTGTAAAAATTGGATAGGTTCGATCTATAGTCATTAGGGCCTCCTAAAACGATCTACTAAATTCATCGAGTTGTTCCAAAGGATCAAAACGGCCAGTTATTAATGGAATTCCTTGTCGGCTCTCTGTAAAATACTCGTTTGGCCGCGGGCTTCCAAACACATCGTAAGCTAAACCTGTGCTGACAAATAACCAACCCGCAATGAATAGGGAAGGTATAGTAATGCTATGAATGACCCAGTATCGAATACTGGTAATAATATCAGCAAACGAACGTTCTCCTGTGCTTCCAGACATGCTGAGCTCCACATATTCTTGTACAGTCAAAGAAGATCGATTCCGTAAAAGATGAGATCAGTAAATGACAATTAACTGAAATTTAATCTTTGTGAGATCGTCAATATTGTACCGAGGGCGTCTTTAGAGTATACCGAATCAGTATAGCTATCCTTCTTCTGACACAGCAACGCAATTTGAATTAGTATCAAAAGTAAGTACTAAATAATTTCTTTTTTCCTTTACTTGTTGATGTAAAATCATCTTCCATTCAATAGAAAATTCTTTCAATTCAATGAAAAAGATTCTCATATTCCCACAATTTAAGTAGATGCGAGATATAGAAATTCTCTTTTCGGAGTTGTGGAAGCCGTTTTGTTGTTGGAATCTTTTTTTTAAAGAAATATAAATTACTAGTTTTAGAATCTAGTTGGACAAAAAAAAGAGTTTTTAAAGTGGTTGTGTGATAACATTTTCTTCTCCCTCATTCAAGATATTATGTAAATTAATCTATTACTGAATCTAATGAGTTTGCTTTGTTGGTTTTGGTTCTAATATCTTTTTTACTACGGCGATGATAAAACTTACCTTGCATTAAACAAAACGTGTCACCGTTTAACATAACGGGTATTTGGTTTTCCAAACAGTAATCCAAATGCTTTTTTAATAGTTCACGGTCGCATTTCGGGTTATCCCAGTGTAAATCACTTAATAAAGCCACTTGTACGTGCTTTCCAGTTAAATTAAGGCGCGCAATATTCTTAGAAATTTTCTCTACCATGTTTTATTATTAAGTATAAGCAAATAAAACCAACTGCGAACCCTAAAAGGAACGGTGTAAAATTAATTGGTTCGTGTTTTAATTGTGTTTTAACGCTGTTTGAAGCGTTTAATGTAGTGTGTAAATGGTTTACTTCATTTTTCATTTAAAACGTCGTAAAACTACCTTAGAAATAATTTTACCTAACCATTTTAATAAACCAGTTTGAGCGTCTAAAGTTACTTGTACGCCTTCAGCATCTTTTTTAATGTCAATATCTAATTTTTTACCGTCGTATTTGAACTCTTTTGAGTCCTTATTTTTGTGTATTTCTACGTCAATGTTTTTAGTATCTACATTCACGTCTAAATCTTTTCCATCTTTAGAAACTTTTACTTTTGTTTCTCCAATTTCTAAATCAACTTTTACTTTCTTTGCCATTTTTAAAATTCATTAATTAAACATATTGAAACACTTGAATACAATTTTGCGATTTTTACCAATTTTTCGTAGTCAGGATTATTATTTAAAACTAAACAACCTTCAGACCAACCCCCTATTTTAGTTGAAACTTGTTTACTACCTTTGTTATACGTCGAACCGTGAATATTCATATTAATTAAGTCGCTTTTAATCTCGGTTGTTGGGTTCGTTTTAAGGTCGTTTGTAAAGTCTCTTCTATAAGGAATACCTTTTACTTGGCGTAACGCTTCCATTTTGCCTCTATGCAAGCCATACGCGTACGAATCGTAATACCATGCGCCCGCTTCCATTACCGCAGTACCTTTATTTCCTTTGTTTGTCGTGCAACTCGTGACAAATTGGAACGTATTAAAGTTAAATACATAACATTTATCGTCAAAAACGTCGTTGGCATCTTCATTTGAACGAATAAATAACAACCAAAGATTAGGCGGTAAGGTTTTGAACGTGTCTAAACTCATTACTTTGTCAAGTAACTGTTTATCGGTGTAATTTTGTACGTTACTCATTATCGTATTTACGTGGTTTATTTTCTGTTAGTATTGTTAATTTACGTTTTTTTTTATTCGGTAAAATACCAACTGTTTTTTGTTTGTTATATTCAGCTTTATTGTTTTGGTTTATTTCGTTCTGTTTATCTAAACACGCGAATAAACGCTCTTTTAAATCTTGAACTTCAAAATGTGTGTAACTAAGCCACAAAGCTAAAACGCCAATTGCCCCGTGTTTTTTAATTACTGCTAAAAATTGATTTATTGGTATCATGCTTCAAAAGGTGGTGGGGTTGGTTTTGGTTCGTATGGAATTAAATCTAAGTCTTTTACCCAAAGATAATCAGGGTTTACACACTGCTCCATTTCCTCTACTGAAATAATCCAGTTATCATTCAAGTCCTGAATAGGATTAAAGTAGCTATCAGGTGCATATAATTGACCTACCAACTCATTCTTTTGTAGCTCTGTTAATAAACCTACGTAGGTTAACTTTTCTTTTGCTGTTAATTGTGTTAGTTTCATACTTGACGTCCTAAAGTTGTTTGAAATGCTTGTATAGCAGTAGTGTAGTTTGTTACTTCAGTTAATGATGTAAAACCAGTTCCAAACGCTACTAATCTCAATTCTCTTGGAGAGAAAAAAGTATAAACGTTTTTACTTAATAGTATTTTTCTTGTGTTATTATCAAATATATTAACATTCTGAAAAGCTGAAGAATATATAGAACTTCCGTTTTTATAAACCCCTATTCCTAAAGTTGAATTATTAAATACTAAATAATTACCTCGTGAATCTGTATTAGTAAAAACAGCTGGTACGGTTGCTTGAGGAAAGTCAAACCTAAATTGGTCAGTTGTTCTTCTTGTCCAAAGCCCCATGTCAGTCCCAGCATTAGAACCAATATCAATAAAATTACCCGCTAAATTTTCTCCGATATAATACCCTATTTGTTGATTTGTTCCCATTAAAGAAAACGCAGTATAATATGTATCTGCAAAAGCATTAACTCCGTTAGGTTTTGCTCCCGTACTCGTGTGAGTCCATCCACCAGTAAATGTTAATCTAAAAGCCGCATCAGTATCTAAAGGATTTTTTAAATTAAATTTATGTTGTGAAGCCGTGCTGCCAACAAAAGGGTACAAAGCTCCTAATTTCGACCAAATACCATACCCTTTTAAGTCAACTACCAAAGTATTAATTGCAGTCTGTTGGGTGCTATCTGTTATTGCGGCCGCTGTTATAAATGCTTGCGCATCTGCGTCTACGGGTGGCGTTGTAATTCCTACAATATCAGTTAAACCCGCATAACTTTTTGCGTGTGAATCTCCCCAACCAACCGCGTTGTTTGCACCTTGTCCCCAACCAATAGCATTGTTTGCGGATCCATCTCCCCAACCGTTATCATTTGCCATTTTTCTCTTTATTTAATTTAACTAAATAAGCCTTTAATTTTTTTACGTTTTCAGCTTTTGGCGTGTAAACTTTTTTTAAATGAACCATCCTGTAAAATTGTTTTGTGTACTTGGAAACATGTCACCGTTAGAATTAGTATTATATTCCGGAAATAAATCATTATTAAAACTAATATAATCTATAAATCTTTCAGCGTAATTTTGCGCAATCATTAATTCTTTTTGTACTAAATAATCTATTTCGTTTTTTTCTACGTTTGTAGAATTTTCTGAATTGTGTTTATAAACTCCTTTGTTTGCAATTGTATAAGCTGCAAATGGTAAAAATTGCGACATTGCGAAGTGAATCAGCATCGGTTTTACATACGTAACTAATAAATTATTATAATCTGTTGGTATCGTATAAAGTGAATCTATTGTAATTTCTGCGTCGTCATTACCGCCGTCAATTATTACCGTGTCTCCTATCTTATACCCCGTTCCTGCAACGTCAATATCTGCAACTGTAACCAATCCACCAACGGCTGTAATATCTACCGTTAAACCCGTTCCAGTGCCCGTTGTTGTAACACCCGTTGCGGTTGTGTAACCCGTTCCCGCATCACTAATTGAAATTGCTGTTGGTATTCCTGAATAAGCTAAAATAATTTCAGCTTGTAATTTCTGAAGTAATTGCGTTCCTAAAATTCTTTGTATATCAATATCTTGAGCAATCTTCACCCACTGAATAAAAGAATCCGTATCTACGTTACCGTTTAATGCAGTAAATTTTACTATGTCGTTTCGTGAAATTAATAATGCTTCTGCCATTTTATTCTTGGTTTTCTTTTAACATACGTCCACCCGTGTTTGGGTTGTTTGGGCTAAATCCTTTTAACGGTAATTGGTTTGGGTAAAACGAAACTTGATAAGGGTTTGTAACTTTGTAACCTTTTATTTCAGCCGCTCGCGTTCCTATTTCTGCATATCCTTTTTCAATAGCGTTTAAATCAAGCATAAAAGTAACTCTACTCCATTTGTGGTGGCATCTTGCACCCCCTTTAAATTTAAAAATATCGTATGTATTCGCTCCAAATTCACCCCAACCAGGATTAACCGCGCGTCTACTCATAGCGTCAATATCTTCTTTTCTAAATAACCTATCTTCTTTTGCCATCATTGCTTTACAAAATGCTCTTTCAGGAACTTTATTTCCCGTGTATTTGTAACGAACTTTAAAATATTTTAAGTCTCCTACTTTTTTGTCTTGTACGCTCTTTAATTTCGGTTGTGGATTACCAGTTTGTACTAAGTTGATTAAACGGCTTAAAAGCGTTGTTTTAGGCTCTAAATCGGTTTCAGATTTAATTAATTGTAAGTCTAATTCTTCGTCTATTTCCGTAGCTTCCCTTTCGTCTACCATTACCCAACCTTCACCTAATTGGTTAGCGTCTACTTCAGCTAATATTTCTTCTAAGTCCGTGTTTATTTTGCTTAATTCCGTTCCCGTTTCTTCAATTACTTGTTCGTCAGTTAACGCGTTTTCTAAATCTACGAATTCTAACGGTTGTAATGTTCTAAAAAATAACTTTAATGAAATTCCGTTAAACGCTAAAACTTTATCAAAGCATTCTATAATTTCTTGTTGAAATGGTCTTATAACCATATTATCAAAAAGTATTGTTGAATTTCTTAATTCATCTGCATTTGAACTAAAACCGTTTGAACTTGCAATACCAAATAATAAAGGACTTGTTACATTGTGTCCTAACATTATTTTACGTAAACATTCTTCGCTTAAATACGTGTAATGATCCGGTGCGTCGTTTAACGGAATATCGTCTACGGTAGTTTTACTTTCTGCATTTTGATTAAAAGCAACTATTACTTTTTGTCCACGCGATCCGGTTAATTTGCTTAAAACTTTTGAAGTAATTATTTCTTGTTGTTCTTCGCTCGGTAAACCATTATTGAAATTTACAACCTTAGTACCCGAAAAACCGTTTTGAACTTCGTTAATTAAATAATCAGCCGTTTCCTCCTCCAATAGTGCATATGGAATACAGCCTTGATAGTCTGGATAGGAATAATATTTCATACCAACCGAATAAGGTCTACAAAATAATATTTCTATTTTTTCATTTGAAAAACCAAATGCAGGAATTCTTTTAGGCGTGTATTTTTTTAAGTCTAACCAATTATCGGAATAATAATAAGCTTCAATTTCTCCTTCTTTATTACATTTTTCAGCACGTAATAAATTAACTGGAATATGGTAAACTTTTAAAATCTTTTTGTGATCCGCCGAATAATGTACTTGAATTGCAAATTGACCTAACATTTTACGATCTAAAACAATTTTACGAACACAATCAGGATTAAACAAAGCCATCATTTGAGCGTACTCATTAGGCTTTTTGCTTGCGTCTAACGCACTTAATCCACGACCGTAAACTAATCTACTTATATTGTTTATAATCGCGTTATTCGTCGTTGAATTCGTGTAACGGTCTATTAAAAAATTAAAATAATTATTGTCTTCTCCAAATTCTACCCAATTTTCCCGCTTCGATTCCTGAATTACGGGCGTCGTGTAAGAACTTAAATTTAAAACGTGTATATTATTCATAAACTATAAATTCATTTGTTGTACTGTTTGAAACATACTGACCGTTATTTACGGAAAATGTTACTAAAGGTTGGTCAGTACAAAATATTTTATCTTTGTAAACTGTTTGGTTTCCGTCTTTAATTGTTAAAATATAGAAACGATTTTCCACTAAATTAAATTCCGATTCTAACGTACTGTAATAATCCCCTTCCGTAAAAGTGTACGTGTCAATTATTACCGTTTTATTTGTTAATTCATCTGTAATTTGAACTAAATCAAAAGTTGAACTTCTTGGAATTAAAACAAATGTTTGTGGCGTTATATCACTTTTTAAAACAATCATATTAATATAACTTAAAAATGTGTTTTTTGTCCCAAATAAAAAACCCGCCTATTTCTAAGCGGGTAATTTATAAAGTAATATTTAATTACGAAGTAACTATTAACGCGTCGTTTGTTCCGTCGTTAAATACTGCTTGTAATTCAGCTTCGGTTGTACATTCTAAGAAATTAGCCGGTAATTTTTCCATACCTGTAAAAGTCAAATTGTAACCGTTAAAATCACCCATTGCAGTACCACTTGAAACAGTACCTGCAGTAACATCACAACCTTGATCCAATCCCGCTAAAAAGTATTGGTGGTCTCTTGTTTCAACTACAATTCTCGGACGTCCGTACGCTAACAATTTAACGTTTTTATGCGTTGCAATATCTTGTTTCTTTAATTGTACTGTTAATACTTGTTCAAAGAAAGTAGTTCCGTTATCACGTGACGTTTGAATAGTTTGTTCGAATCCGTTTGCTCCTTTTAATTCGTATTTATACAAAGAAAGTTGCGCATCTGGAACCCAATTTTCAATAACGTCTGTATTTGTTGCATCATAATTTACGTTTTGTATTTCTAAGTCACCGTAATTTATAAAGTAGATATTTAATAATCCTGAAATCGCGTCCTTACACGCTTCCAATCTTCCGTTTGCTATATCGCAGCTCATATTTTTATTTTTTAATGTTTAACAAAAAAAAGGGTGGCGTATATTTCACCACCCTTTGTATTTAGTTTATAGAATATTATTTTTTTAAAAATTAAATTCCGTAAGAAACAACATCAGAAGCGAATCCGTATTTAACATCAGCAGTAAATCTGAGAATTACCCTAACGTTCTGAGATCCGTCATTTTCTGCCATATCAATTACTCGAACTTCATTCATATCATTCATTAAACCAGTCGCAAAATACAAGTTTGAAGTTTGCGCTAATAATGCAGTGTTGTTTGCTAATCCGTTAGCTAAAAATACTTTTACACCATCGAAATACAAATCATTCAATACTTGGTTTGTTCCTTTATTGTCGTAACCGTTTGAACCAACTCCTGCTGCTGCAAATCCACCCAATGCACGAACATACGCTCTATAAATGTTACTTGAAACATACAAAGTTAAATCTTCTTTACCGTACAAAGCCGCTGGTAAAGCATCAATCATTAAACCTAATTGTGCGATAACGTTTGTTGCGTCTACCGTTGTACCCGCAATTTTTTGACCTGCTGGTAATGCTGCATCAACGTCTAATTGTGTCATAATACCCGAAAATTGTCCCGCTGTACCGTCAACACCTTGCCAAATTGAAGTTTCCATACCCGCAGCAACTTTCTCAGCAGCGTGTGCGATTAAGAAATCTGCAAATGATTTTGGCAAAACGTCAAATGCTGAATAACCCATTTGAATAGCATCCCAATCCGATCTAAAGTCGGTTTTACAAAGTTGTAAGTTAACTTGAAAAGATTCCGGTTGTAATATTTTTTCAGTTAATGTAATTGTACTTGTTGGATCAAAATCACACGTTGCATTACGAATTATACCGTCTGTAGATACACGCTTAATTACCTGCTTAAATTTCACATTAGGCATT